AACGGTAATGGACGATGACTGGAAATGGTTTTTGAGTGACGTTAAATTCTTAGGTCAAAAATGCCGAATTTTTATGATAGGAAATAATTTAGGTGAAAAGTGCATACTTGAACAAATCGAAAAGAACAAAGAAAGCACCGGCTTTAACTTCCACCGGCTCGCTATCGCTGACGCCTCTAATGATTATGAACCGGTATGGCCATCTAAGTACACCAAAGAGCAAATCAAGTCCGAGAGGGCGGATTATGAACGTATGGGACGGATTGACATATGGCTTAGAGAGAGAATGTGCATAGCGGTCGGAGAAGAAACAAGGTGTTTCCATGAGGAAGATTATCGCTATTATCACCCACCGACTGATTATCATAGGCCGGTCGATCGTAACCGTTGGCTAACTCTGGATCCCGCAAGTTCCAAAAATCCGGAAAGCTGTTACCGCGCTCTTGTCATGAACGAAGTGGATATTGATAATAACTGGTTTTTGCAAGACTGTCGTTACGGCCGTTGGGATAGTAAACAGTTGATTGATGAAATCTTTGATATGGTTTGCATATGGGGAGTGCGTGACGTAGGCATTGAAAAAGGCGAATACTTTAATGTGATCGAGCCTTTTCTTTTAGAGGAACAGAAAAAAAGAAACATATTTTTTAATGTAATCCCTTTAGAGCATGGTAAGATTGGGAGTAAGCTGGAACGTATCAAAATGCTACAGCCGAGATTCAAAGCGCATCAAATGTATTTCCCGATTGGTGCGAGTTGGGTGCCGGAAATGAAAACGGAATTAGCCGGCGTCACGAAAGACGGAATTAAATCTTTGTTCATTGATCTTGTAGACGCATTAGCTATGCAGATGCAAATTGCCAAACGTCCGTATAGATCAGTTCAGGAAAATACAAGAAATAATAAACGGTTGCCGAGGACATCAGTAATCGGCAGCGCATTAAGCGAGGTATGATATGCCATTTTTAGCACCCATAGGTGTAGCATTAGGAGTAGCTACAACAGCGACGACAGCCGCCGCGATTGTTGGTGGTTTAGCCGTAGCCGGTGGTGGATTAGCCGTAGCCGGATTAGCGAAAAGCGTGATCGGCGGAAAATCAAATCAAGCGAGCGGATCCGGATCGGGATTAAATGTTCCGGCAACACCGAGTGTACCGACAACCGGACAAGCAAGTGCCGCCGCTAGTCAAATTATTAAAGATCAGAAAAGACGATCGACAAAGCGAACAACAACAACACAAGACGCACAGCAGAGTTTATTGTCTAATCCATCAACAACGCAAAAGACTTTACTTGGAAGTTAATGTTTACAAAGCGGATTTAAGCCACGTCGAGATCTGGTTAAAGCTCGCGAAAGAGTTTTACGCAGAGGGGTTTGACGAATGGCAGTGGGGATTTAATGATGATCACGCTCGAGCAACTTATACATTATTTATCCAAAATCATCTTTGTTATATCGCTGAATTAAACGGCGAGGCCGTAGGGTGCTTGGCCGGCGTTATTACGCAACATCATTTTAATTACCATCATTTATACTTTCAAGAAAGTATGTGGTATATTAAAAGTGAGCATAGAAGCAAAGGAATCGCGAGTGAATTATTACGATATGTCACGCAAGAATGTTATGATCGCAAATGCAATAATATCATCGTCGGGCATACGGCAAATGTTATGCCGGAACACATGAAAAGGTTTTATCAACAGCTTGGCTTCAAGTTGTTTGAAACTCATTACATAAAGGATCTCTAATGGCACAACGAGGAATAAAAGCACCGATCAGTACAGGCGCCTCAACGCCCAGCGCTAATTCAAATGCCTCACCTAAAGCCAAAGAGATCTTTGCAAGATGGAAGTCGGCAAAGAATAAAAGATCGAATTGGGAATGGCAGTGGCAAGATGTATTAAAATATATTGTTCCGCAAAAAGATTTCATTACAAGGCAAAGATCCGTTCAAGGTGAAAGCCTTGATAAAGACATTTATGACACAACCGCACGAATAGCCAATCAGATCATGGCCGCCGGCTTTCAAGGAAACCTAACTAATCCGGCTACAAGATGGTTTAGGTTAAGACTTCAAAATTCCACGCTTAATGAACCGCGCGAAGTCAAAGCATGGTTAGAGCAAGCGCAAGATATTATGTTTGATGTGTTTGCCTCAAGCAATTTCAACGAACAGATATTTGAATGTTACATTGATCTTGGAAGCGCCGGAACAAGTGTTCTTTACGAGGCAGAGGACACGAAAGATATTATCCGATTTAGGTGTATTCACGTAAACGAAATAGCGATCGGTGAAGATTCCAAAGAACGAGTTATCGAAACGTATCGTCAGTATTCCCTTACGGCTATGCAAGCGCATTTAAAATGGGGAGATAAAGCCGGCAAGACTGTTATTGATAAGATCAAGGCTAAGAAATGGGACGATAATGTTCAGTTCTTACACGCGATCCACCCACGATTTGAACGTCAATCCGGAAGTGAAACGTCAGATAATTTGCCTTGGGCATCTGTTCAAATGGAATTGGAAAGTCAGCATATTGTAGACGAGGGCGGTTTTCACGAAAACCCAATGATGTGTACGAGGTTTTATAAAGTGTCCGGCGATCCTTACGGCTATTCACCCGGAACGATTATGCTACCGGATATAAAAATGTTGCAGACGGTTACGAAAACAATTATACGAGCCGCGCAGAAGATCACAGATCCGCCTTTAGTATTGCCTCATGACGGTTTCCTATTGCCTTTAAACACAATGCCGGCCGGTATCAACTACAGATTATCCGGTAACGCTCAAGACAAAATTGAACCTTTAATCACCGGCGCTAACATTCCAGTCGGTAGGGAAGAACAACTTGACCTTAGAACAGCTATCAATAAAGCTTATTTTGTTGATCTTTTTAATACTCTTGCTGATCGTCGAAACATGACAGCCACAGAGGTTGTGGAAAGAGTGCAGGAAAAATCCCTTATGCTCGGGCCGGTACTTGGACGATTGCAAAGTGAAATGTTAGATCCGATCATTGAACGAACATTTAATATCCTATTGCGAAACGGTATTATTCCCCCACCACCCGATATTCTTAACGAATCAGAAATTACCATTGAATATGTTTCACCTTTAGCTAACGCACAGAAAGGCGCTCGTGTCACAGCCTTAACAAATATATTAGGATTAGCCGGACAGATCGCCGCAGTTGTACCGGAAGTTATTGACAAGATCGATACGGACAGAGCCATTGATCAAGCGGCTGATATATTCGGCGTAAGTCCTACGCTTATTCGTGACGAAGAACAAGTATTGCAGATCCGTAATGCGAGAGCAGAGGCGGCGCAAAAACAAGCAGAGCAAGAACAAATAGCAGAGGCCGGTAATACAGCGAAAAACCTAACTGAATCTGAAAAGAATTTAGCAGAGGCAAACGCGGCCGGTAGAGGATAATGGCAATAACAAAAAAATACTTAATGGGGGGTGACAGAATGGCCAGAATAGGCGGAGTAAGAACTATGCAAGATGAAATCGATATGGGATTGAGGAATAAAGATGGAAGTCTTAAATCCGAAGATCAAAAGATCGAAGAAACACAAGCACAAGAAATCGTACAAGAATCACCAGTCGAAGAACAAGCAGAAGTACAAGAACAGCCAACAGAACAGCCTAGCGAACCTGATGGTGGAGATCAATCAGAAGTAGATGCTGATCCAGTACAATAAATCAGTTTCTAAAAAGGGAGTATAATCATGGCATTAGTTACAAATGTATCTGATCTTGGGCCGACCGGAATACCGGCTAATACAACGCCTAGCACTCAAGTAGCCGATTTAACGCTATTTACCGGTGTTGATGGTGGAAAGACAAACGGCGATCGTTAATGCCGAATCAAGAAGAAATATTAAAGCTTCAAAAAGCGTACAGCGACACTTTCAATTCAAAAGAGGGACAAATTGTTTTGGAAGATCTAAGGAAGATATGCTTTAAGGACAGTTTGACAATCAACGAACAGCCGAACATCATGGCTTTCAATGAGGGGCATAGAGCCGTCTTATTGCATATCGAAAGAGCAATGAGAATGAACTTAAAAACAATACCAAACAGAGGGGTATAAAATGGACAATCTTAATCCGAAAGGGCAATTAAGATCCAAAACTAGCTTTTGGAATTTCTTGCGAAACAATAAAGGTTTTATCAGTATCAACAGATCACCTGATGGCGGTGATGGTGGCGGTGATGGTGGCGACGGTGGTGATGATGGGGGTGGTGATGATGGTGGCGGAGTAGGTGTAGCACAAGATTGGCGATCAACTCTCGACGCTGATATTAAAGAACACCCATCAATTAAAACATTCAAGACGCCGGGAGATTTGGCAAAGAGTTATGTTAATGCGCAGAAATTGATTGGTGCTGAAAAAATACCTATGCCGGCAAAAGACGCGACGCTAGATGATCCGACCTATCAAGCTGTCTTTGATAAGTTAGGACGTCCAAGCGATCCTAAAGCCTATCAAGATCCGCAGATTGAAAATCCTAACAAGGCGCCGGTAGCGAGCGAAGAACAAATTGGGGAATTTAGGGCGCTTGCGCATAAGATCGGTATATTACCGGCACAGTATGAGGCACTTGTTCGTTTCAATCAAGAGGGTGTTATCGCGCAACACGCACAGAGTACGGCGGCCGCTACAGAGGAATTTCAGAAAGCGGAAACCATATTACGCAAGGAATTGGGAAAAGCGTATGACGGCGAAGTACAGCGAGCGCAAGGATTGATCAATAAGTATGGCGACGAAGAAGTAAACAACAAGATCGGTGCAAGCGGTCTAGGCAGAGATCCGGCATTTATTAAATTCTTGATGAAAGTCGCAAGGAACTTTGGTGAGAATGGGGAATTGTTAGGTGAAGCCGTACAGCCTCATATCCTATCACCGGAACAAGCGTTAAAAGATATTGCAAAGATCAAGGGCGATAAGACACACCCTTGGCATAAAAAAGATCACCCGGAACACGCCGAAGCTATGAAACATATGACAGCTTTGTTTCAAATGGCGCACCCGGAATAAGTAGCAACAAAGGACAATTCGCAAGAACCCGATAGCGCTACATAAATCGGACAACCTCGCAAGAGGCCCATAAAAATTCCAATGTAGATCCACAAAGGACAATCTACGCAGTTTAACTACAAAGGAGTAATACAATGGGTGACATTTCAACAGCGTTTGTAAAACAATTCGGATCCACTATTGAACTTCTTGTTCAACAGAACGGATCTAAATTGCGTGAAGCTGTCCGAGTTGAAAGTGGCGTAACCGGCGAACAAGCATTTTTCGATCAGTTAGCCGCTACAACTGCGGTACTTCGCACCACGCGTAACGGTGACACACCTCTCGTTAAGTCAGATAATCGACGACGATCGGTACTGTTGCTTGATTACGAGTGGGCTGATTTGATCGACGATCAAGATCAGCTAAAGATGATCGTAGATCCCGAAAATCCATACGCACGTAGCGCCGGTATGGCTTTAGGGCGATCCATTGATGATAACATCATCACTGCGTTTAATGCTTCCGCATTAACCGACAAAACCGGTTCTACTAGCACAGCATTACCGGCATCACAAATCATTCTAAACGGCGGTACTGCTTTGACCATTGATAAGCTTCGCTCTGCGAAACAGATCCTTGATCTTCAAGACGTACCGGAAGATGAACGATATATCGTGGTTTCTCCAATCCAATTAACTAACCTATTGGAAACAGCCGAAATAACAAGCGCTGATTTCAATACTGTTCGCGCGTTAGTAATGGGACAACTGGACACGTATTTAGGATTCAAGTTCATTGTTTCTACACGATTACCGATCACCGGAAACATTAGGTCAGCTTTCGCATGGCGTAGAGATGGTATGCTTTTAGCTACTGCAAAAGAGATCACCACACGTATTGAGGAAAGAGCAGATAAGAGTTTCGCTACTCAAGTCTATCTCTCAATGAGTGTTGGTGCAACTCGTATGCAAGAGTTTGAAGTTGTCCAAATCGACACCGACGAAACTGCATAACCGTTTCGTAAGTGAAACCTTATACTAATGTTTTTTAAAAAAGGGAGTTAAACAATGTCAAATGTAAATGGGGTAAATTACGCAAAGTCGATTAACCCGACTTTAAGTAATCGTAATGTTCCCGGATCTGTTGGTGGACGTATCCGTTCATTGACAGAAACGTACACCTTTGCGGCCACACCGGCTAATGATACTGTCAATATCGGCAAGAAATTGTCGGCTGGCGCTATCATTCACGACGTTATCCTTGATAACGCCGCGCTAGGTGCCGGTGTAATTATTGATATAGGTGACGCTGATACAGCAGATCGCTATATCAATGGTTATGATGCACAAGCAAATGTCACTTCAAGAGGGGGAGCAACGGCAGTGACCGGTGTTCTTCAATTAGGTGGAGTGCATTACGTAATCGGAACAAACACAGGCGACGATATTTTGCTTGCGACTGTTCTTATTGCGGCCGCTACCGGTGAGTTGAAAATTACGATTCTTTATTCGGAAGATTAAAGCGTCGCTTTGTAAACTAATAGGGGGAGAGGCTAATCCCTTTCCCCCTATTTTAAAAAGGACAAATTATGCCCGGAAGTGTATCAAACGAAACTTCTATTGCTAATCTTTGTCTTACAAGGCTAGGCGCTGATCGGATCACGAATATTGATACCGAAGAAAGCGAAAATGCCAATAAGATTAGAGCAGTATTTGACTTCTTGCGTGACGAAGTATTACGATCACACCCTTGGAATTTTGCCGTAGCAAGAGTGAATTTTAATAAGTTAGTAACCACACCTCTTTACGGATTTTCAGCACAATTCCAAATCCCTAATAATGTTCTTAGGATATTGCCTAGAGGAACCGGAAGTGATAGTAATTTAGCGTCGGATTATAAGATCGAGGGAGATAAGATCTTAACAAACGATTCTACTTTTAAATGCAAGTGCATATTGCGAATAGAAGATACAACTAAATGGGACGCCGCATTTGTTGAAGTATTTGCGACGCGCCTACAAGCAGAATTAGCTTATGCAATTATAAATAACAGAGGGATCGCTTCTGATCTGTTCGCCCTTTATCTGTCAAAATTGAGAGCCGCCAAAGCCTATGACGCTATGGAAGATACACCGGATCAATTAACAGCAGATCAATGGATCGATTCAAGATCGGCCGGTACCTTTGCACCTAATTCTAGTCTTTCATAAGGTCGTGAAATGTCGAAAACCACACCAATACTGACAAATTTTACGGCCGGTGAACTGTCGCCTCAACTAGAGGGTAGAGTTGATGTTGCACGTTATTCCAATGCCGTAGCGACTATTGAAAACTTTTTAGTCGCACAATTCGGCGGTGCTGATCGCCGTCCGGGAACTGTCTTTGTAGCGCCGGCGAAATTTCCGGACAAACTTTGCCGTACCGTACCTTTCCAATTTTCCACAATACAAGATTATGTTCTTGAAGTCGGCGAGGGTTATATCCGTTTCTTTCGCGAGAACGCCGCTATAACCGAAGCCGATAAAGTAATATCCGGTGCCACCCAAGCTGATCCGGTAAACCTCACTATTACAGCGCATGGCTATTCCGTAGGTAATGAAATAATTATCAATGATGTTGTTGGTATGACAGAATTGAATGGAAAAAGATTTCGTGTGTTAGGCGTTCCGGGCGCAAACAATATAACGCTTGAAGATCTTGATGGTGTTAGCCTAGACGGTACCGGATTTACGGCGTACATTTCCGACGGTGTTAGTGCCGAAGTTGTTGAGATTTCCACACCTTATACTGAAAGCCAATTACTGGATATTCAATTCGCGCAAACGGCAGATCTTTTATACATTGTTCATAGAGAAGTACCGATACAAAAACTATCACGTCAAAGTGATGTGTTATGGACATTAGAGCAAATTGATACGACCGGTGGGCCTTTCCAAGAAATAAATACCACAACCACAACAGTCACGCCATCAGCGACAACCGGTGCCGTTACATTAACAGCATCGTCGCCTATCTTTAACGCTAATCACGTTGGTAGTATTTTTCTAATTGGCGGTACAACCGGTGCGCCGCCGGTACAAGGATATGTTGAGATTACCGGTTTTACTTCTACCACTATTGTCACCGGAACAGTTATTGATACGTTAGATGGATTAGCGGCGACGGAAGATTGGGCATTTGGAAGTTTTAGCGTGGACGCCGGATTTCCTCAAGCCGTAGGATTTCATGAACAAAGATTATATTTCGGATCTACATTAGCAGAACCGCAAACGATATTCGGATCCAAGATACTGGATTTTGAAGATTTTAATGCCGGCGAAGCTTTAGATACAGAGGCCGTCAAATATGAAATTGCCACAGAGCAAGTCAATTCAATCCGTTGGTTAAATTCCGGTCGTGGTCTTGCGATCGGTACGGCCGGCGGCGCTTTCATAGCCTCGTCCGGTGCTGATTTCATTACTCTTACACCCACCAATATTTCAATAAGACGTGAAACAACATTCGGCGCAGAATTGATCATACCGAAACGTATCGGAAACTTTTTATATTACGTTCAAAGAAGTTCAAGGAAAATGAGGGAATTTTCTTACAACTTTGATATTGACAGCCATTTGTCCTTAGATATGACGCTGTTATCTGAACAAGTATCACAATCCGGATTAACCTTAATTGATTTTCAACAGTCACCGCACCCGATCCTTTGGTGCGTCCGCGCAGATGGTCAAATCGCTACAATGACAAGGCAATCCGATCAAGAGGTTATCGCATGGTCAAGACAAGTCACAGCCGAAACAATAGCCGGTGCCGGCGCCTATGAGAGCGTCGCTATCATTCCTAAAGGCGAAGAAGATCAAGTATGGTTTTCTGTTAAGCGTACTGTAAACGGAACAACGCGAAGATTTATCGAGTATATGTCGCCATTGGATTTTGATACGATCGAGGACGCTTTCTTTGTGGATAGCGGATTAACCTATATCGGCGCATCAGCAACCGTATTAACCGGATTAGATCATCTTGAGGGGGAAAGCGTATCTATATTAAACGAGGGCGCTGTTGAACCGAATAGGACAGTCGTGAACGGATCGATCACTCTTGATGTCGCTACCACCAAAGCGCACGTTGGATTACCTTATACTTCTAAAATTAGATCATTAAAATTAGAGGGTGGATCCGCATTAGGCACAGCGCAAGGGAAAATAGCAAGGATCAATGAAGTCACATTCCGTTTCTTTAAAACTGTTGGCGCTGAATTTGGAAGAATTGACGGAACAAATGAGATTTTCTTTAGGAACACAAATGATCCTATGGACACAGCCGTACCGTTATTTACCGGTGACAAGCGTGTTCAATTTCCAAAAGGATATACGCGCGACCCAAGAGTTTATATTCAGCAAGCACAACCTTTACCTATGACGGTTTTGGCAATAATGCCGAGATATGAGGTCTTTGAACAATAGGGGTAAATTATGAGTTTCGCAACTGCAAATTTAGGAACAAACCTTTTAACATTGGCCGGTATTGCCGGTAAAACTGTTAAGGCAACTTCACAGATCAGGCAAGGAAATGTTGAGGCTTCTGTATTTGAATTCAATGCCAAGTTAAAACATCAAGAGGCATTTTTAATAGGCGAAAAAGCAAAGCTTGATCTTGTCCAAGACAGAGAAACGGCAAGGCGAGATCTTGCTACGGCAAGCGCTTCCTTTGCCGGTCGTGGCGTCATAAGTAATGTAGGATCACCGAGCGACGTATTATTCCAGATCGCAGAGGCGCACGAAATGGATCGTCTTATCACAGCTTTTAACACAACCATTGATATAAACAATGCTTTAGCTGAAAGCAATTTACTGGAATTCAAAGCAAAAGAATCAGTCAAAGCCGGACGCATTGAGGGTGGATCTACGATTTTAGGCGCTTTAAGTGATTTCACGAAATTAAAGTTTACGCCTAAAATTGTTAAATCGTCACCGTCAAGATCCAATAAATTATTTGATCAATTAGAGGCAGAGGGCGGTTTTGATACTTTTGGATAAGGGGAAACAATGGCAATTATAATACCAAAGATTACCGGATCATTAAGCACAAAGACAGTTGGACAGCAAACACCGGCGGACTTTACCAAAGTCGAAAAGTCGATACAAGGATTAGGTAGTGAAGTCGCGCGCGTGAGTGAGGTCTTTCGTCAAGGGATCATTACAGAACAAGTTTCTAAACAAACGATTTCTGTAAATCAACAGCTTAATGAATTAGCAGATAAGCAATTACAAGATCCTAATATCACAGAATCGTCTGGTAATGAGTATCGAGCAAAAGCTGATCAGATCCTGTCTAAATCTATGGATCAGATTGGAGATCCGGTAGCGACAAGACAATTCCAAGTAGGCGCTCAAGCCTCGATTTTAGCCGGTGAGAACAATATACGAAAAGCCGGCAGAGCCGCACAAAAGGATAGATTTGACGTTGATACAGCTACGATCAGAGGACAGTCATTAACAGCCTCGTTCCAAACAAATGATCCGGTACAGCAAATGATCGCAAGGCAAGTCTTTGTCGATCAGCTAAACAGGGGTGTAAACA